TTGATATATTGAACAAAGTCTTGGATATGGGTTTTACACGTAGTATCATCAAGAAATTTGGTCTTTCGATTCGTCGATTGACCGTGTTTCCTGATGGACTAGGTAAGACCCGTATCATTGCAATCTCAGATTGGATGACACAGAATACCCTAATGCCTTTGCATAATGTTATATTTCAGTGTCTAAAACAATTAGGTACTGATTATACTTATGATCAAAAGCGTTCCATTGAACAGGCAAAAGCGTGATACAATAGAGGAATAAAGGTTTACTGCTATGACTTGACAGCAGCAACTGATCGTTTACCAGTATCTGTTCAGATACTGGTATTACATCTATGCGGACTAAACCAGAAGTGTGTTGAGGCTTGAGCCGAGATCATGATTGGTGAAGGATTCCGTACCGCAACCGGTGAAATAGTTTACTATAACACTAGTCAGGGTATGGGTCTTTACTCATCATGATCTTCTCTTGCTTATACACACCACATTTTAGTCCGCCTCGCGGCTAAACTCAGTGGTTACAACAACTTCAAGGATTATATAATCCTTGGAGATGATGTTGCAATCGCAAACTGTGCTGTTGCAGAGAGGTATGTAAGCCTCATTAACAAACTTGGTATAGATATCAGACTCCAAAAGTCAGGTCTTCCTACGGAAGGACATGATTCTTGAGAGTTTGCATCTAAACTAATCGTTAACGGGGTCGATGTATCACCTTTGCCGATGGGGCTTTTATTGAATAATTCAATTCCTGATCTAATTAGATTTAGAAGTGAGTTGTTCCTTAAAATGACCTCGTTGAATGTGTCAGACAGTTTTAAACGACTGTTGGGAGCCATGGCCCCTAGAGTAGTTAATTCTAGAGTAGTGAGTACGAAGCCCCTCACCTACGGGCAATCTTTTTTGGGTTTACAAAACCTAGAAGATTTGCTTGTAGTCACAGGAATACACCTTGGTCTTAATAATGAAAAGTTATAGTAAAGATCCAAGAGGACAATTCATCAATAACGTTCAGGGCAGGATTACTCCTTCACCCGGTTCGGAATTAGATGATATGTCGATGTATTTGGCTAGTACAAGACTTAGCTTTTGGCAGGAGTTAGAAACTCTGATGCGTAAAGCGGCTACAGGCCTTTATAAACAAGGGGCAGCGAGTGTTTACAAGTATGCATGGGATCATAATGATTTGATCGCCATGTGGACGAGTAAAGCAATAGGAGTAAAATTAACAGAAGAAGAGAAAGTATTATTTAGTACATGACCTGAACTAGGGATCTTATCCGCTAGGCCATTTATGGCAGCTGAGACGAAACTATGTGACGAATTGGAAAAGTATTACCTATCCTTCTGTGATAACAGTAGGTTGGTGCCCCTAAGTGGGATTAGATTGACTCCTTTGTTTAAAAAGGGTGGACACAATGTCCTGGAGTTCCCGTTAGACTTCCTAGGCGAGATTATAATCTTAAGCCGAGGACCCATAGCTCTTGTATCGAAAGATAAAGGAATTATGAGGTCTAGAGGTATGCCGGAAGTGCTTTCTGTTGAAAGCTCCTTTTGGAATCTTATCCTGGTACGAACCTTGAAAAAGTTCGTACCTCCCTTATTACAAGGGGTAGAAAGAAAGATTCTGAAAGGGATACCGCTAGCGAAACCCTGGGTAAAGCGTAAAAAGTAAGAGTAAAATCTGATAGATTACGCCTAAGCATATCTACCTTTGTAGAGCATATTGCAATATAGAAATATATAGTCCAACTGTACTCACTTACATCTTTGAATGGAGTACAAGTAGAACGGATCCACTAGCCGGACTGAAGGAATAACACCAAGT